CTTCTGGTACTTTGTCTGTTACTCAGTCAGACATTGATACAGATAATATCACAGAAGGATCAACCAACCTATTCACCACTGCTGCAAGAACTCGTGGACACATATCAGTCAGTGGAGATCTAGCATACAATAGTGGCACAGGTGTTATCTCCTTTACTGAGAGAACTGATGCTGAGGTTAATACTCTTGCAGATGCTCGTGTAACAGCAGGTATAACTGGAAAACTTGATGCTTCTGCTGTTAGCACCTTCGGTGGAACTCTAATTGATGACGCAGACGCTGCTGCTGCCAGAACTACTCTTGGTCTTGGAACTGCTGCTGTTGCTGCTTCTGGAGACTTCGCTACTGCTGCACAGGGTACAACTGCTGACAACGCACTCGCTGCGTCTGCTGTAAGTACATTCGGTGGCACTCTAATTGATGACGCTGACGCTGCTACTGCAAGGACAACCCTTGGACTAGGCACTGCTGCTGTTGCTGCTTCTGGAGACTTCGCTACTGCTGCACAAGGTACACTTGCTGCTTCTGCTACACAACCAGGCGACTTGTCAACTGTAGCAACCAGTGGAGACTATGATGACCTAAGCAACAAACCTACATTAGGTAGTGCTGCTGCAACTGCATCAACTGCCTACGCAACTGCTGCACAAGGTACACTTGCTACTAACGCAGCACCATTAGCATCTCCTGGATTAACTGGAACTCCAACAGCTCCAACTGCAGCTCAAGCAACTGACACAACTCAAGTTGCTACCACAGCATTTGTACAGTCTAACTTGACTGCTGCATTACTCAGAACTGCTCTTGGTATTGTATCGGCAGCTAACGATGCTGGCTCTGGTCTTGCATCTGGAGAGATGTACTTTAATACCACTTCTAACACATATGTACTTGTAGCATAATGGCAATTCCTACCTCAAAAGCAACTCTTAAAGAATATTGCCTTCGCAAGTTAGGCAAACCTGTATTGGAGATCAACGTATCTGACGATCAAGTTGATGATGCAATAGATTATACTATTCAGAAATTCCAACAGTACCATTATGATGGTGCTGAGAGGGTATATCTAAAGCATAAGTTTACTACTGCTGAGATTGCTGCAGGTAAAGCATCAGTTGCTTCTACAGGTGTAGATGGTAGTACAGAATGGGGTGAGCAAACAAACTATCTTTCAGTACCAGATCATGTCATTTCCGTAGAAGGTCTCTTTGGATTTACTGATAAAGGTACTAGGAATATGTTTGATATTCGTTATCAGTTAAGACTTAATGACTTGTATGATTTTACATCTACACAGTTCTATCATTACTATATGATTCAGTCTCACTTATCAAGTATCGATTGGATTCTTGAGGGACTAAAACCAATAAGATTTTCCACAGTACAAAATCGTCTTTACATAGATTTTGATTGGACAGAAGATTCATTAGAAGACCAATACATCGTTATCAAATGTTGGAGAGCATTAGATCCTACTACATGGACTGAGATATATAATCAGATGTGGGTTAAGGATTACGCTGCTGCTAAAATTAAGAAGCAGTGGGGTACTAATATGACTAAGTTCCAGAACGTTCAGATGCCTGGTGGTGTTACTCTCAATGGAGAGATGATTTATAATGATGCTGTTGAGGAATTAAAAATCCTTGACGAGCAATTACGTCAGGTATGGGAAACTCCACCATTAGATATGATAGGATGATATGGCAACTAACACTTATTTCACACAAGGTACTGCAGGTGAACAAGGTTTAACACAAGACCTCGTTGATGAGCAGATTAAGATGTTTGGAAAGGATGTGTACTACATCCCTAGAACATTAGTAAAAGAAGATGGAGTATTTGGTGAAGACACATTATCAAAATTCACAGGGGCGTTCTTGGTGGAAGTATACATTGAGGATTCTGGTGGTTTTAGGGGTGACGGTGATATCTTTTCTAAATTTGGAGTCAGAATTCAGGACCAAGTTACCCTCGTTGTTTCCAAGAGGAGATTCACTGAAGCAGTAGATGATAACGCAACTTTAATTGTAGAAGGTAGACCTAATGAAGGAGATCTAATTCATATACCTTTTGCTAACAAGACTTTTGAGATACAATTCGTAGAGCACGAAGTTCCTTTCTATACATTAGGTGAGCAATATGTATGGGGATTACGCTGTGAGTTGTTCGAATACAGCGACGAAGATATCGATACTGGTGTTGCTGCAGTAGATGCTATAGAAGCAAACTTTGCAAATGCAATAGCAGTAAACCTAGTTGCAGGTGGTACAGGTACATATTCAGTGGGAGAGATTATCACTGGTGGTACATCTAATGTATCTGCTGAGGTTAAGTCCTTTGATGCAGCAACACAACAGATACAGGTATACAATCGTACAGGCATCTTTACGGTACCTGAGACCCTCACAGGGCAGACTTCAGGGGCAGCTTGGACAACTGCTACATATAATACAATAAATAATGTTAATAGTGAGTTTGACTCTAATGCAGTATTAGAGACTCAAGCAGACGCTATTATTGATTTCACTCAAGGTAACCCCTTTGGTGAATTTGGAGATAAAGGAAGTAGTATCTAATGTTAGGAACCTATTCATACCACGAAATTATTAAGAAGACAGTTGTCGGATTCGGTACACTGTTTAATAACATAGAGCTCAGACGTACGTCTGGTGCTAAAACTGAGGTGATGAAAGTACCTCTTGCCTATGGACCTAAGCAAAAGTTTCTTGCTAGGTTACAGCAACTAGGGGATCTTTCTACTAGAGATCAAGCCCAGATAACTCTACCTCGTATCTCTTTTGAGATAACTGGTATTCAGTATGATGCAACTCGTAAGGTTGCACCGACACAGTATATCAGACACACCAGTGGGTCAACCACTAATAAAGGGTTCATGCCAATACCTTATAATATAAATTTTGAGTTGGCAATTCTTGCTAAAAATCAGGATGATTCTCTCCAGATTCTTGAGCAAATTTTACCTTTCTTCCAACCAAGTTTTAATATTACTATGAACTTGGTACCTGCTTTAGGTGAGAAGAGAGACTACCCTATTACTTTAACTGATGTCCAATATGATGATCAGTATGAAGGTGATTATGATACTCGCAGAACTTTAATTTACACCCTACAGTTTATTGCTAAGACATATCTGTATGGTCCTGTACAAGACAAGTCTGGAGATGTTATCAAGAAGGCAATCGTGGACTACTCTACAGAAGCAGTTGTTACTGCTCCAAGAGAAGTCAGATATACTGCTACACCTAGATCACTTGTTGATCGTACTGGTGCTGCAGTAACTACAATTACTAATAGTATTGATCTTAATGACGGTATCTTTGAGGTTGCTTCAGTTGCAGATCTTGCAGTTGGAGATGAGTTCCAAGTAGATACTGAAGTTATGCATATAACTAGAGTAGTAGGTACTACATTACACGTTAGTCGTGGATGGAATAAAAGTACTATTGCAACACATACTGGTGGTGCAGGAGTTCTGAAGATTGATGCTGCTGACAATGTTTTAGTAGAAGCAGACGATGACTTCGGATTTAATGAACTAAAATCGGAATGGAGTGATGGAAAGTCAAGAAACCCAACAACAGGACTCGACGAATAGTATGTTTGAGGGCATCGAGGAAGTACTCGATGTTGAGACATCTATCGTTAAGAATGAAAATCGTAGCATTAAACGCAGCGATGAATCTGGGCCGACCAAAGACCAACTTAAACAAGACTACGAGTATACTCGTGGACAGTTGTATAATCTTGTAGAGAAAGGTCAGGAAGCGGTTAATGGAATTCTAGACGTAGCACAACAGTCCGATCAACCAAGAGCATATGAAGTTGCAGGTCAATTGATTAAGCACGTTGGTGATGTTGCAGATAAACTTGCTGATCTGCACAAAAAAGTAAATGATATAGAAAATCCTAAAGCTTCTAGAACAGCAGAAGTTACTAATAATACTATGTTTGTAGGTAGTACCACAGAACTAGCAAAGTTTCTAAAGTCTAAGCAAGATAAATAACACTGTAGATAGGTAATACCTAGAGAGGCAACAATGTCAGTTTTAAATGTATTAGATACCCAAACGATCTCTGCCAGTGGCAGTGGATATATTGTGGTAAAGACTGGAGTAATTCGATGTTACTGTGCAGCAGCATCAAGCATCCAGATAGACGCAGGTCCAGCAATCACACTTGCTGCAGGTGAAGCAATATTAGTTTATTGTGGTAAACCAAAGCACGCAAAGATAGCTGCTGCTACCGATGCTAACCCCACAGTATTGACTATCCAAGGATACTCAAATGGTGGTAGACATACATTTAGTGCTAACGATTATATCGAAACTGTTGACGGTGGTGACACTGATGGTTTCGTTGCTGCATTTGAGTCTGCTGCATCTTCAGGAAAGAAAGTTGCATCAGCTACTGCTACAACAATCACAACAGATATAGATGCATCTGCTGCATCAGGTGACTATGCATTATCTGCTGCTGATGCTACTGCAGGAAACATTCCTCAGGTATCAAGAGCAGTTAAACTCACTGCAGGATCAGGTTCTGGTGGTGTGATTGTAGAACAAGTACAAGTTGTTGGAGGTTAGTATGTCTGACGTTAACGAAGCAAAGGTTGACAAAGGTCGTAGTGACTATGGTAAAGCATCTATCAGAAATTACAGAAGATCAGGTCCAGGACATGGTGATCCTGGTATGTTCGACCCCTCAGGTAAGAGAGGAAAGACTATAGACAAACGTAGAGAAGAGCACAAAGCACGTCGTGGTGTGAAGGGTGCTAAAGTACCTGCATATAAAGTAGAAAGTGCAGCAGGGTATTCTATGGGTGGTGAGATAAAGAAAGGTATTAAACGTCATAAGGACGCAGTAAAAAAGAAGAAAGAGAGATCAGGGAAGGCAGTACCTTATGCAATGCTAGCTCAGGAGTATGTACCTGAAGAAGGTTACGATCATATGAGAGATCGTGCTCTGGAGAAAGGCACTTGGAAAGAACCTGAGAGAAAGAATCCTCCTAGGAAACCAATGACTAAGAAAGAATTGGATAAGCAAGCTAAGAATAGTCAGAAGGCACTTGATATTGTGAAGGGCAATATTAGAAAGAAGTATGGAAAAGGTGCAATCATGGGAGAGGAAAATCTCTCAGAACTTAAGAACTCAACTCTTTTAAGTTACAGTCAGAAGGCAACAAATGATCTAGCCTTTAAGGGTGATGGTAAAAAGAAAGCTCGTAAGAGAGCAACTGGAATCAAAACCGCTACAAATAAATTAGCAATGAGGGCTACTGATCCTGATGGTTCATTAGGATATAATAAGAATCCTAAGAATGAAGAGGTACAGGTAGAAGCAAAGGTTGATCTAAAAACACCTGAGCATAAGAGAGCAACAGTTAGAGATAAGAGATATGGTAACCCACATGGATCACATGAACTAGGTGGTGGTATTAGAAAGGATAGAAGAGCAGACCATGAAGCAAGACGTGGTGTAAAGGAAGATGTTCATTCAGGACAAGGTGAAAAGGTTCAGGCAAGAACCAAAAAGTATATGGATAAGAAGGGGCAGAAAGGTGCTCCTGGTTTGGATGCCATGAAAGCACGAACTGCAGAGCACAAAGCAAAGCGTGGTGTGAAAGAACCAGTAAAGGAAGGAACTAAGTACGGACTCTATAAAGGAGACGGTAAACCTAAAGGTGCTATGGCTGCTTTCACTAAGAAGAAAGACGACAAGAAGAAACCAAATCCATATGGTAAGCGAGCAAAACTCAAGATGCTTATCAAAGGGTTTGCTGAAAAGCAAAGATCAAAGGCAGGTGTTACCAGTGAAGGTCTTAAACAAGCTCGTAAAAATATTGGTATGGATCCTAACAAACCTTCTTGTTGGGATGGTTACAAAGCAAAAGGAACCAAAAAGAAAGGTGGTAAGGAAGTACCTAACTGCGTGAAGGAAGGAAACAAAACTTGGAAAAAGTTTTTAGAAGAAGGTAACAGAACTGCTAGACAACTTTCTAAATCTAAGTCACAGACTACAGGAAACATCTCTGCTGATAGAGGTGACGACGAAAAAAAGAACCGATCCTCTAGACAAGGTTTAGAGAAGGATCTCAAGAAGAAAGGGATTGGATACTCCAAAGGTGTAGGTGAGTATAAGTATAAGAAAGATGGTAAAGAGGGTACTAAGAAAGAAGTATCCTACCAAACAACTCCTGCCAAAGGTATGAGTAAACGAAGATTTGGTAAAGTTATGCGACGATTGGGTCGCAAACATGGACAAGAAAGTGTTATAACTAAGAAGGCAGGTAAACCTGCACACTTACATGACACTCAGTCTAAGAAAGCAGATAAATCATTTGCTTTAGGTAAATCTAAACCAGGTAAGAATCCTTCTAAAGAAGGTGAAACATCTGGTACTAAGGTGAGATCAGGTAAATTACCTAGCAAGACCAAAGGAGCAATGCATTATGGCAACTAAGATAAAGTGCAAGTACTGTGGTTTAACTGCACCAGTAACAGGTAAATTAGAATGCAAGAAGTGGATAGCAAAACATGAAAGTTTATGTCCTAAAAATCCTGCATTTGCAGGATCATGATCAGAAGATGTCCAGGTTGTGATGCAACTTGGATTGATGGTCAGTTATACTGGGCTACAGGAAAAGAAGCATGTCCTCATGACCTTGCAGGATTGGTATGTAATGTGGTAGACTTACCTAAGTGCATCAATCCTTGTAAAGGATCAACAAGTGGTGCAACTTGGTTACATCGTCAACAATGGTTTGAGGCATTTGACCTAGATATTAACAACTAATGGATCACACAATGGCTTATCACATGAGAGAAAAATTATTAAGAGCAGTTCTTGCACATGCTAGTGGAGAAATCGAAAAGCATAAAGCAAATGTCGAAGTATACTTAGAACATCCTGCAGGTATTGGTGAGCATTCGGATATAACTGAAGCAATACAGGTAGAACTAGATAAGATATCTCGATACCATGACCAAATAGAGGTAATTAAGAAGTATTTCTACTCTTCTAGCGATAAATAGTAGTGTAATTTGAGGAGACAAAATGTCTCATTACACAGTGGGTTATCATAATAACCAACATCAGAATTTCGAAATTTGTGAGTATGCAGAAGACGCATATGAAGCAATACAACACAGCAAAGAGGATGTCCCTTTCTTAAGGGAGCATCCTCATTTTATTGATTCTTGTTGGGTAGAAAAATGAGTCGTATAACAAAACATAAGCATGAAATAATGTGGTGGATGAGCAGACTTACAATAATGATGACATCATTATTTCTTTCCTTTTCACTTGCAGCATCAGCATATGCTTACTGAGTAAAGTCATAGTACTTTAGTATTATAAATTATATTAATACTACTCATTAACATATGTTATCTACCGCATATCGCCTTCGGTTAGAAGGAATCTGCAAAGCAATCGCAGCAGGAACAGAAGTCAGTATGGAAGACATGATATGGGCACAAAAATTAGCAAAGGCAAACACCTCAGCAAGAGGTATGTTAAGTCAAGCAAGAAGACTAGCAACGGATCCTGACTCAACTTTTCTTAAGTACTTGGACATAGGAGACCCCGATCCAAGGAAACATACAAGGGGTTTCACTAAACCAGAAGATGTGGTAGACTGGTTTCATCAGGAGAGAAGTGATGATTGGAGACAAAGGGACTGACCTTTGGTCAGGTTACAGGAAAGCAGTATTTGATACCTTTCCTGATTTACAATATGAATATAACCATGCAACGTGGGACAATAAGAAAGGTACTAAGTTAACTGCTGACTTATACAGTGGTGAGTACTTCCTCAAGTCTAGACATGTAGATATATGGAACGATAAGGAACTTAATATTCATAACAATATAATCTATCCTAAGACACCACAAGTAGGGGAGGAGATAATCCCTTGCTTTGGTATGGACTTGATGGGGTTTAGTGAGAAGAAAGTTATAATAGTATTTGATTTCCAACATCCAACAGAGAAATATTTGTATGAGGTAGATAGTCTACCGTATGCAGAGAAAGATTATAGATTCTTTGAGAAGGGTAATCATTTCTCTAAGAACATTTATGTTAGATACTGTAAGGCAGATGAGGTAAATGATTATCTACCAATGTTTAAAACATATCTAATTTGGTATAAGCATTTAATAGACGAAGGAAAACCTACAGGAGAAGATACTACTCATTATAATGACTTTGATAAATATATGATTAAGTTGGATCCTATCTCAGGATATCTTGGTAGTGCTTTCGGTAAGGAAGAGTCTGAGCAATTGATCAAGGAATTCTTTTTTAGTTATGCGTGAGTTAGTAGAAGTTATTCGTAATGGTTGGGAAAGTTTAGAAGCAGTTCCTATGGATACTCCACTTGCAAAAGTGGAGAAGGATGACCTTACAATAAACAATGAGATGTATAAATGTAAGGGTCTTAGGAAGATTCATCTCGAAACTGCTAACGCAGGTAAGTTAAATATAGTCCATACAGTATTTTGGCCAGATCCTAATTATAATATTCCAATCTTCGGGTGTGATATAGTCTCCGTGGGGAATATAATTACTGCTGCTATTGTAGATATTTCACCTGTTCGTGGATGTGAGGATATTTACGATAAAATATCACCAGTAAGTAACTCATTTCAGTTTAGTGAGAAGAGAGCACTCCCATTATGGGCAGATGATGTGTTCTCACCTCACTGTAAATTTGTAAGACTATCTAAACCTGCAGAGAAAATAGAATTTGTACAAATTACAAAGGAGTATCTTAGTATTGTATGCGATAGGGTTAGGGAAGCAGAATATGATAAGGTATGGGTGAGAACAATGCTAAGATATGATGACCAAATTTGGTATGCCAAACAACAAAGGAAAAATAAAAAGACACTAGCAGTCTTATCTAAGTGGTTTGACCCAAATTGGGCAAGTACATATATCGACGAGGTTCTATTCGATGTCCCAAGTAGTCCATAGTGTAAACATAATGATACTCATCTTGGTTATAGCAGTTACCATACTAATTGCCTATATACTAAAGATGGCTTATGAGGAAATGAACGATGGGAGCGATGACACCACCAAGCAGAAAGAGCTGCTACAACTTCCGAGTGACGGAGATTAATCGTGTTGTTGACGGGGATACTATTGATGTCACCATTGATTTGGGGTTTGATCTATACAAGAAAGAAAGAGTTAGAGTTGCAGGAATTGATACGCCAGAAAAAAGAACAAGAGACTTGGAAGAGAAGGCACTGGGAATAGATGCAACTAATTGGCTCAAAGGAACGTTAGAGGATACTATCAATGGAGAGCACGAACTTACTATTAGAACAGAACTTAAAGGTGGTATGGGTAAGTATGGCAGGCTTCTTGGTTGGTTATATATTGGCGAAGATGATGTATCGTTAAACGAACAGATGATTAAGGAAGGGTATGCGTGGGAATATGACGGAGGTACAAAGAAAAAGAACTTCGAGGAACTAAGAGAGATCCGTAGGAGTCAAGGTACTTTACTAGAAGGTTAAGTGGCAGTAACACAGGACATATACTTAGGTAACCCAAACCTTAAAAAGGCGAACGTACCTACGAACTTTTCACCTAAACAGGTGAAGGAGTTTATTAAGTGTAGCCAAGATCCTGTACATTTCATCCAGAAATACATCAAAATTGTATCACTAGACAAAGGTCTAGTACCTTTTGACATGTATGACTTTCAGGTTGACATGGTTAGGAAGTTTGATGAAGATAGATTTAATATAGCAAAGTTACCAAGACAATCAGGGAAGTCAACTATCGTTACTTCCTATTTGTTGTGGTATGTACTCTTTAATGATAATGTAAATGTCGCAATCCTCGCAAACAAAGCAGCCACTGCAAGAGAAATGTTGGGTCGCTTACAACTTTCTTATGAGAATCTCCCAAAATGGATGCAACAG